ACGCCCGCCGCTATGGCCGCGTTGACCGCACCCACGCCCGCACCGAAGAGCCGGAGTACCGGCAGAACCGGAGGGGCGCATGAAAAGCAAATGAGCCCGCCCGTGCTGGTAACACGGACGAGCCCAAAGGGTGATGGTTCACTACCCCATCCCCTTGATGATATCACATCAGAAAGGATTTTACAAATGAAAGGTATTTTAGCCGAACCGGGCAAGGCCCCGGTGATCGCATCCCTGCCCGACAGCCTGTGGGCTATTGAGAACCGGCTGGGCACGCCCTGCGAGATGATCGTGCTGCCCCGCACCCCGGCGGTGCTGTTCGTGGGCCGGTACGATGGTCCCATCCAGCCCGCCAGTCTGCTCAACCGGAAGTACCGGGGCCGCCAGCTTTACGGGCCCATCCTCTGCTACGGCTGGAAGGGCAACAACATCCAGCCCATGAACAAGGATGTGCAGACCGAGATGCTGGACCGCCTGAAGGGCACGGAAGTGAGGGTATGACGGACTACACCATCAGCTGCAAGCTTTCCAACGAGACGGTTTATGCCTATTACCGTGGCCGGTTCTGGCACTGGAACGGCAGCATTTGGAAAGAAAGCCGCATCATGACGCATAGATTTGAGCTGGCCAGAGCGGCAGACAAGAAGCTGACTCCGCAGGAGTTCCTGTCCAACGGTGCGGAGTTCGCCCCGCTGGACGAGTACGAAATCGACTGCGCAATGCTGGACGCGTTAGAAAATGCAAAGCCCTGCAGGAACGCGCCTATCGAACCGGTAGAGGAGGAACCCGAATGTGCACCTGCCCAGAATGCGGATGTTGCTGTGACTACGGCAGAGAATGCTGTCCCGACTGCCACAGCGGCAACGCCGACCACCTCGGAGAGCGGGGCGGATGCAAGCGCATCGACCCCCGCAACATCCCTGCAGAACTGCGAATCGGCCCCTGCCGCATCGGCGGGCGGTTCTTCTGCGCCGATTCCTTCGGCCCCCGGTTTTGACTTCGGAGCCGATGACGAGACCAACGCCCTGCTTTTGCAGGATGCACAGACCTTCATCACCGGCAACATGGCCCGCATCATGGCGGCAAAGCACGCCCACGACCTGACAGCCAACCACTACAAAGGCAGCTGGGGCAAGTGGTGCGCCGCTGTGGGCATCAGCCGGGACACCGGTGAAAACATGGTGAGAGTTGCCGAACAGTTCGGCAACATTCAGCTGGAGGGTAAGTCCATTCTGGACGTTCAGCCCCTGAAGCTGCTGTATGCCGCTGCCAAGCCCTCCACCCCAACACAGGTGAAACAGGCGGTGTTCTCCGGTGATATCACCTCTTACAAGGAGTATCAGGAGCTGCTGGCCCAGATCAAAGCCGAGAAAGAGCGCGCTGATGCTGCCGAGACCCGCGAGGAAGAGGCGTGGAGCATGGTAAGTAAGGCACAGGACGAAGCTCAGACCGCTAAAAGCGATCTGGAAGTTGCCCTTGTAGACCTGAACGGCCTGACCGAGCAGAACGCCAAGCTCCAGCAGAGCTACCACGATGCAGACGAGGGCCGCATTGCTGCCCGGCTCCAGTGCCAGAAGGCCGAAGGCGAGCGCGACAGAGCCGAAGAGAGAGCAAAAAATGCCGAAGACGCTTTGAAAAAACAGCCCATCACGGCGGTCATCGACGAGGAAGAGATCGACCGCCGGGCCGCAGAAAAAGCCTGGGGCCTTGCAGATGCCCGGAACGCCGAACTGGCCAAGGACAACGCCAACCTGAAGAAACAGGTTGCGGCACTCCGTTCCCGCATCAACGATGATGCCCAGGCAGATTTTGAGCAGGCCAACTACTGCGCCAGCCTGATGCGGGCGGCGTGGGATAACAGCAAGGCCAGCTATTCCCGGCTGGTGGGCGAAGATCTGGAAAGCACCTTTCAGACCATCTGCGGTACCCTGAACAGCATCATGGAGGAAGCCTCCCTGCTCTGCCGCCAGCCGCCGGATTATGACGGAGGTGACAGGGATGAATGAGATGTACTGTCTGGATCTTGACCGTTACGGCCCGCCCATGGAGCCGCCCGATGATTACTACTTTGCCCCCGACCGGGAGCCAGAAGAGGAGGAACTGACCGATGACGAATGAATTGACCGTCCGGGTAGAGCGCCCGGTGATCCCGGCCATGAACTGGAACAAGGATGAGGTGCAGAAGAACCTTGACGAACTTCTGGCCTCCTATACAGGCCGTGTGTACACACCTGAATCCATCAAAGATGCCAAAGCCGACCGTGCTGCCGTCAACAAGTGGGACAAGCAGCTGGCTGCTGCTCTGACCGCCGCCAAGCGGCTTTACACTGACCCGCTGGAGGATTTTCAGAAGAGTATCCGAGAGATGCAGGCCCAGTGTAAGAAGATCTCCGGGGCCATTGATCAGCAGGTAAAAGCAGTAGAACAGGCCCAGCGGGAAGAAAAAGCATCCACCCTGCGGCTGGTCTACCGGGACTGCATCGGGGAGCTGGAACCTCTGATTTCTTTTGACCGTCTGCTTGTGCCCCAGTGGCTCAACAAAACCTTTGACCTCGCCCAGGCCGAAAAGGAACTGCGTAAGGCTGTGGAGACCCGGCGGGAGGAACTGCGCCTCATCCGGGAGACCTGCGGTGAAGACGCTGAACCCTGCATTACCGAATACCTGCGGGCCTTGAGCGTCAACGATGCACTGCATGAGCACAGCCGCCGGGAGCACGCCCGTGCGGCTCAGGCTGAGGCAGAGGCCCAGCGACAGGCTGCAGAACGGGCCAGAGCCGCTGCACCGGTCATCATCCCGCCCACCGAGGAAGAGCGTCAGCTGAAAGAAGAGGCCGCACAGGAGGCCCGGAGCAACGCCTTTGTGACAGCTTCCGGGCGGCTGGACTGCGAGGTATTGCAGCAGTTCGCCCTGCCTGGCACAGGCCTTGCACCTGTCCGCAAACGCTACCGCTTCTGGGTAGATTTCACCCCGGAAGACATCGAATGGTTCAAAGCCGAAGCTAAAAAGCGCGGCTTCGCATATGGTTCTGTAAAATAATTGGAGGATTTTACTTATGGCTTTTTCTCGTCCCGGCGCACCTGCGCCCACCATGTCCGCAAATACCACTGGCACCACCACCGCCGCCCGGATGACTGCAATGCAGCAGCGTGCCGCCCAGAGCAGTGCTCTGCAGGCTGCCAGCCCGGCCAAGCCCGTGGAGATCACTTCTGCCGACGGCCAGCACATGACCGTCAGCTTCTCGGATGTCCGCAACTTCATCTGTCAGAAAGCCACCGATGCCGAATGCAAGATTTTCCTCGAGACCTGCAAGCAGTACCGCCTGAATCCCTTTACCAAGGAAGCCTACCTCATCCACTACGATAACAACAGCGAGGACACCCCCAGCACCATCGTTCTGGGCAAGAACTGCTACCTGCAAATGGCAGAGCGTCACCCCAGCTATGACGGCTTCGAGGCCGGGGTCATCATCTTCGATAAGGTGGCCGGGGAGTGCCAGAAGCGGGAGGGTTCCATCGTCTACGAGGACGAGGAACTTCTGGGCGGCTGGGCCAAAGTCTATCGCAAGGACCGCACCCGCCCCAGTTACGAGGAAGTGAAGCTGACCGAATACGACACCGGCAAATCTCTGTGGAAGGGCAAAAAAGCCACCATGATCCGCAAGGTTGCCCTTGTCCATGCCCTGCGGGAAGCATTCCCCTCCACCTTCGGCTCTCTCTATGACGAGAGCGAGGTCCATGTGGATGCCGAGTCCACCGCCGTGGAACTGGACGAAGCTGGACAGGCTTCAGCTCCCCGCTGGACCCGCATCAAGGAAGCTGTTGAACAGGCCGATGCCCTGACCGTGGAGGATGCTGACAGCGCAGACGACCCCTTTGCCGGGGGTGATGAATCGTGATCCTGACCCACAAGACCGGCGTTCTGCTCCACGGGACCCTTGCCAAAGACCCTGTGCTCAAGGACGTGGGCCAGAAGCGGGTCCTGAAGTTTGACGTGAAGGCGCACAGCGTCAAGACCGACACCGGCAGCTGGGAGAGCCTGTATGTTCAGGTCAATGTCTGGCACGGGCTGGACAAATGGGACGGGCTGCTGCTGAAGGGCGATGCCGTCACTGTCTTTGCCCGGGAGCTCAAGAGCCGGGAGTACAATGGCAAGACCTATTACAATGTGGATGCCGACGACATTCAGCCCGGCGGCATGGTGATTTTCCGGTGGATGCAGAATCTCATTGACCTTTGCACAGAGGCCCCGGCACCGCCCGAACCAGCGCTCACTCAGGAGCCAACGCCCTTTGATGAGCCTGCCCCGGTGCAGACCAGCCTTTCCGGCGGGCAGATGTATCCCGGCGAAGACCTGGCCGACTATGCTCCCCGCGCCTCTCAGGCGGCAGCGCCTGCCGGGCCCGCCGCAGGCACCCCGGAAGCAGATGCCCTCATCGACGATGATGCGGATGACCTGCCGTTTTAACCACACCAGAAAGGAGTTTAGACCGTGGGCATTGACCCATCCCGTGGCTTTGTTGCCTTTCCCCGCGGTCTGACTGACTGGGAATGGTATTCAGAGCCCAACACTGCCCGCCTGTTTTTCCACCTGCTACTCACCGCCAACTGGCAGGAAAAGCAGTGGCAGGGCATTAGTATCAGGCCCGGACAGCTGGTTACAAGCCAATCTCAACTAGCAAAACAGCTTGATTTGAGTGTTCGGAACATCCGGACAAGCTTAGAACATTTACAGGCGACAGGCTATCTGACAGTCAAAACAGGCTCAAAATACAGCATTGTCACGATAGAAAACTATGCTTCGCTTGTTGGCAGTGACAGGCAAAGTGACAGGCAAGCGACAGGCAACCGACAGGCTGCCGACAACAACTTAACAAGTCTAACAAACCAACAAGCTAACAAGTCGTCGTCTGCGGCTGCGCCGGAGCCGACCGGACGACCGACGACCTCACCCTTGGTATCAGAGTTTGAACAGGATATCGGCAAGCTGAGTGCCTCCGGGAAAAGAGAGCTGACAGGATACGCTGACCGACTGGGCGAGGAACTGGCGCGGGTGATCCTGCGCAAGTGCATTGATGCCGGGGCACATAGCTGGGCCTATGTCCGCAAGGCGCTGGAAGAGGCCAACAGGCAAGGCTGCACGT